GCTGAAGCTCTATCACTGCGACGGGCGGATCACCAACTTCGATGGCGAGGCGTTCGAGAGCATCGTCTGGGACGCGACGGGCACCGCGACGCGGCCGGTGATGCAGGGCGATTCGATGGGGCTCAAGCAGTGGACCGGGACGGTAACCATCAACCCGAAGAACCCCTCGCAGCTGAGGTTTTACCATCCGCACGGCTGGAACGGGGTGCGGTTTCGCGCCGATGTGAATCTAAGCAACGGCGATCTGATCGAGGAGAACTTCTGGAACTCGTTCTACTCCGTCAGTGATCTGTCGCAGCCGGAGGTGCTCGAGTTCGGCGGCTTCGACACCGCGATGCTGTCGTCACGCGCGAACTTCGGCCCCGCGTGTGCCTTCGAGACGCCCCGGCCGCAGGTCACCGAGTGTGCCAGCTTCGGCGACATGATCACCGAGGTCGACGGCTGGATGCCGTTGGCGCCGATCGCGGCGCCGTTCGAGACCGCGCTCGCCGTCTACAACTACACGGCCGGGTCGCCCCTCCCGAACGGGCGATTCGAGCAGCGGCAAGACCTCGACCTGCACAACGGCGTGCGTGGCGTGCTCGTCGATGCCGGCAGCAACGACGTGTTGGGCTTCACGAATCGGGTCGTCACGTTCGACCCCGCAGTGATGGGACCTGGCACCCACAAGGAAGCGTTCTTCTGGACGCAGCTGTCGGCGCAGAACGAGACCGCGTCGTCGCTGATCGTCGGCGATGTGACGGTGGATTTGAGCGCGCCGCCGATCCTGACATGCCATGACCAGGCGGCACCGAATGTCGGCGGGCCGCTCCCGTGTCTGCCGCCGGTCGTGGTGCCGCCGCCGCCGATCGACATCTGCCCGAACATCGACGGCGTGCAGCTGACCGTGCCCATCGGCCTCCTGCGCATAGACGGGCAGTGCGTGATCGCACCGCCGCCGGCGCCGGTGGGGCTATTGCCGCCAGGGACGTACACGCTCTGTAACGCCGTCAATACGTGTTCGATTCTGGTGATCAAGCCGTAGATGGCAGATAACGGCCAGCTCCAATCGGCGGCACCTGCGACGCTGCCGGCGGCGCTCGGCATCGCCTATCGGGCCGTCCTGTACTCCGGTGATGCCGGCCAGGCCGTCGCTCCGTCTGGGCGCGTGGTGTTCGCCGGCGCCGATGATGCGAAGGTCGCATTCGATCTCGGCGCGTGTTCCAACACGCACCTCGTGGCGGCGGCATCGACGAACGCCACGAGCGTGAAGGCCTCGGCGGGCCTGCTGGTCGGCGTGCGGGTGTTCAACAACGCGCTGTATCCGATCTACGTGAAGTTCCATAACACGGCTGCCGCACCCACGCCAGGCGCCGGCGTGGTCAAAACGATTGCCGTGCAGGCCGGCATGCAGCGCGACGTGGTCATCCCGGGTGGGCACTACTTCAGCACCGGGATCGGGATGTCGATCGTGAAGGGCATCACCGATGCCGACGCCACCGCCGTGGCGCTCTCAGATTGCGTGGTGGATGTTGAATACAACTAAGGCGCTGCTGCTCGCGCTGCTCCTACTCGCGACTCCAGCCGCGGCGCAGCAGCCCGTGCAGGGCACCGGCACGGCCGGGTCAGCGGCGGGCGGCGTGCTCACGGTGCAGGGCAGCGCCAGCGGTACGCCGGTGCCGATCAGCGGCACGATCACCGCGAATCTCGGCTCGCTGAACGGGCTGTTCCTTGACGCGACCTTCACCGGGCGGATGCCGGCGGGCGCTTCACCGGCGAACGGCGAGAGCAATACCAGCACGTCGCTCTCGCGCATCGGCGGCTACAACTTCATCTACAACGGGTCGACCTGGGACCGGTGGACCGGCGCGGTCACGGGCAGCGGCAACTTCACCGTGACGCAGGGCACCGGCACCAACCTGCACATGGTCTGCGACTCAGGCTGCTCGAGCTCGACGGCGCCGGCAGACGAGGCGGCGTTCACCGCGGGCACGACGCCGCAGAGCCCGGTCGGCGGCTTCTTCCAGACGACGGCCACGAACAACGCGCTGACGAACGGGCAGATGGGCGCGATCCAGCTCACGGCGCAGCGTGCCGTGTTCTCGAATCTTCGCAACTCGGCCGGCGTGGAGCTCGGGAATTCCACAACGCCGCTACAGGTCAGTCTCGCAAACACCGGCGCCAACGGCACGAAGCTCCTCGTGACGCCGGATTCGGTCGCGCTGCCGGCGAATCAGTCGGTGAACGTCAACCAGTGGAACGGCCAGGCGCTTGCCTCGCCTGATGCGAACAGCTACGTCATCAACCCGAACGCAGCGACGGCGACCAGCGCTGCGGCGGCCTCGGTCTGCAACATCCTGGCGACGGCCTCGACCAATGCGACGAGCTGCAAGGGCAGCGCGGGCAATCTCTACGGCTACGAGATTTTCAACACGACAACGACGGTCTACTACCTGCGGCTCTACAACACCTCGAGCGCGCCGACCTGTTCCTCAGCCACCGGGTTCATCCGCTCGATTCCGATTCCGCCGGCGGCCGCGGCCGGCCAGGTCGGCGGAATCGTGAGCAATCAGGTCGTGCCAGTCAACCAAGGCACCGGCATCGGGTACTGCATCACGGGTGGCAGTACCTCGACGGACAACACCAACGCGGCGGCGGGCATCTTCGGGGAGCTGAGATACAAGTGAAAAAACTACTGCTCGCGCTGACCCTCTGGCTCCTGCCGTCGCTGGCGTCTGCGGCAGTCGGGATCTCCACGATTACGGTCGCCTCTGGCACGGTCACGGTGACGACCGCCAGCGCGCATGGCCTCGCAGTCAACACCGGCTTCTGTCTCTCAGCTCCGGCGAGTGTGTGCGCGGTCGCGAAGACGATCACGAATGCGACGGTGTTCACGTTCGACATGCCGACCAACACGACGGTGGCGCCCTGCGGGGCCTCCTGCGGGTCTGGTGACCTCGCGCCGAAACTCGCCGTGTTGCAGGTGACGCCTGGCCAGTCCACAAAAATATTCAGCTACGTGCTGTGGTTGACGACGCTGACGCCGCTGCCGAAGTCGGGAGCGCTCAGCGCGTGGACGGCGACGGCCACGAGTGCGGGTGCCTCGACGGCGCAGAACAACGCGCTGGCGGCTGGGTCGTTCATTGAAATTGCGCGGGCTGTCTCGTTCCCGTTGGCGCAGGCCATCGCGGACGTCCAGACGTATATGCAGAACGACTACAACTCGACGCAGGCGGCGCTGGTCGGTAACACGCAGCCTGGTGCGTTCTATGGGTTCGTCTGGAACGGTGGGGCGTGGATTCAACAGTAGGACGCCGATCGTTCCTCGCGCTCGTCGCGGCGCTGCTTCTCTGCGCGTCGCCTGTTTCGGCGCAGATTGCCTTTGATGCCTCCGGCGCTGGCGGCGTGTCGTCGTCGTCATGGTCGCATACGGTGGGCGCTGGCAGTAATCGCTTGCTGGTTGTCGGGGAGTTTGACGACACGGGTGGATCGAATCTGCTGACGGCGGTCAATTGGAATACGTCGGAGTCGTTCACCAAGATTGGGCAGATTCAGACACCTGGGGATCGGTGGGTGTCGCTCTGGTATCTCCTGAATCCTACGGCGACGACCGCCAACATCACGTTGACGACGACGGCGGGAGCCTTTGAGGGGTTCTCCACGTCCTACAGCGGCGTCGGCGCGCTGGATGTGTCCGGCACCGGCACAGCCGCTGGCTCTCCGGGTCCAGTGACCACCACGATCACGGTCGCCACGAATGCGTGGATCGTGTCCATCCTGAAAGAAGACTTCGGCGGCGGGATTACATGGACGAATGCGACCAGCCGGAAGGATCTCGGCACCGGTCTGCATATGGCTGATAGCAATGGCCCGCTGAGCGGTTCGCAGACGACCCAAGGATCGCTTGGTGGAGGGTCGCACAACTACGGGATGGTGTCGGCATCCTTCACCGTGTCCGGTGGCGGCGGCGGCCTGGTCTGCACCCCGACGATCAGCACGCTCGGCGTCGGCCGCTGCGGAGACGAGGCCCGCTGATGCTGCTCTGGTGGTGGTGCGGCGTCCTCTCGGGCGGGCCGGCGGGGGCGCCGCCGACCTTCAAGCCGTTCTTCGCGCGCTATGCCAACACGATTGTGATCGGGCCGACCACGCCCGTGACCCCGGTGAGTGAATGAGCGCGGGCTGGATTCGCGGCGTCCTCGGGAATGTGGCCGAAGCCGAAGTCATCGACGCCTCGACGGGCGCCGGCTTCGCTGGGACCGTCACGGTCTACGTCACCCTCGACGCCGGCACGCGCACGCTCGGCACGGTCGGCGGCGGCACGGCGATCGCCAAGGGCGGCGGCCTCTTTCAATATCTGCCGACCGCGGCGGAATGTGACGGCATCAAGTGCTCGTACCAGTTCACGGGCGTCGGGGCGGTGCCGGCGAATACGCAGTACTTCCCAATCAGCCCCGCGCAGAGCCAGGCGCTCCAGACCGCGACGGGTGCGAACGTCATCTACGGCCGTGACCTGGTCACCGATGCGCTGCTCGAGCTGAACGTCTACGACGCGATCGATAGCATCGCGCCGGAAGATGCCGCCTACGTGCTGCGGAAGCTGAATCGCATTCTCGACAACTGGAACGCCGAACGGCCCGCCGTCTACGCCGACCAGTTCAGCACCTATACGTTCACGCCGGCGCTGTCGCCGCACACCATCGGCCCGAGCGGGACCTGGGTGACGAGCCAGCGTCCGGTGAGCATCGAAGGCGCGATGCTGCTCTTCAACACCGCCGGCAATCCCCAAGTGCGCATCACCCTGCGGGACGCGCTCTGGTACGAGTCGCTCTCGATTCAGTCGATCACGACCCAGATGCCGACGGACCTGTACTACGAGCCGGATTGGCCGAACGGGAAGCTGTTCTTCTGGCCGGTGCCGAGCGCGGCCTACCAGGTCACGCTGCTGACGCGGCTCGTCCTGGCCAAGCTCGCGTTGGACGACGCCTTTACCTTGCCGCCGGGCTATCAGGACGCGATCACGCTCACCCTGTGCGAGGACATCGCGCCCACCTACGAGAAGCAGGTGGCGCCGAGCCTGGCGAAGAAAGCGAGCGAAGCGCGCGACCGAATCTTCGCCAACAACGTCGTGATTCCGCGTCTCGTGACACGCGACAGCGGGATGCCGAGCGCCCTCGGGGGCAATGCGGGCGACGGCACATACCTGACGGGCTGGTGGCGCTGATGCCGTCCTATCCCGGCTTCGTGGGAGGGTCGGCGCCGTCGCAATCGATGATTGCGACCAGCGAACGCACCGTCAACTGGTACTCGGAGAAGATCGGCACGGAGGGCCCGCAGCATAAGTCGGCGCTCTATCCGACACCAGGGTTCGCCGGGTGGAATCCGATCGCGGCCGCGGACCTCGGCGGCCGGGCCGCGCTGTCCATCGACAACCGCACGTTCGTGATGATGGGCGCCGGGCTCTACCAGGCGGCCGCGGCGATGACGCTGACGAAGCTGCAGACGCTGGCGCAGGACAACAACCTCGCCCAGATGGTCTACAACGGGCCCACCGGCGGGCAGCTCTGCATCGCCACCGGGACCAACGGCTACAACTACACCATCGCGACCAACGTGCTGACGACCGTCCTGGTCGGCGAAGCGACGCAGGTCGGGATGCTCGACGAGTACTTCCTGGCGCTGAACTCGGTGACGGGGAAGCTCCGGCTGTCGAACCTGAACGACGGCACGACCTGGGATCCGACGCAGTTCGCGCTCCGCTCCGCCCAGCCCGATCCCTGGCTCGCGATGATCATCAACGCGCCGGACATCTGGCTGCTCGGGGAGCAGACCGGGGACATCTGGTATGACGCGGGCACCTCGCCGTTCCCGCTCGCGGCCAGGCAAGGGCTGACGATTCCGTACGGCATCGCGGCGCCGTTCTCGCTCGCGGTGACCGGTGGCGAAGTGTTCTGGCTGACCAAGAACAAGGACGGCGCCGGCCTGGTCGTGCGCGCCAACGGCTATAACCCGCAGCCGATCAGCACCGTGGAGCTCGCAACGGCGCTCTCGCACTATCAGCGGACGTCCACGATCGCCGACGCGGAGGCGCTGGTCTACCAGCAGGAAGGGCACACGTTTTACGTCCTGCGCTTTCCGGCCGCGAATGCGACCTGGGCGTATGACCTGACCACCGGGCAGTGGGCCGAGCGCGGCAAGTGGAACAGCCTGCGCGGGGACTACGACATCTGGGCGCCGCGGATTCACACCTACGCGTTCGGGCAGCACCTGACCGGGGATGCGTCGACCGGCACGTTGTCGGTGATGGACATCACGAACGGGTCGGAGCTCGACGGCACCGCGATCCGGCGGCTGCGCCGCGGGCCGCTCCTGATCAACGAGCATCAGCGGCTGCCGTTGCGCCGGTTCGAAGTGCTGGTCGAGACCGGGCTCGGCCTGCAGTCCGGCCAGGGCAGCAATCCCCAGATGATGTTCCGCGCGTCGTCGGATGGGGGGAAGACGTTCGGCAACGAGCGCTCGATGGGCGTCGGCCAGGTCGGGCAGTACCGGAAGCGCGCCTTCGTGACCCGGCTCGGCTCCCCGCGCATGTGGGTGCCGGAAATCTCGGTGAGCGATCCGGTGCCGTATCGCATCATCGACGCCTATCTCAACAACGACTACGCGGGGGCGGCGTGAGTGTCGGCCCCGCTCTCGCCCGTCCCGACGGACGCCGACGTCATCAACACCCAGAACAAGCTGGCGCGCCAGTTCTACCTCTGGCTG